GCCGGTATATCTTCCTTTGTACAGCGATACCCCGAAAAAAGGGGCTTCTCGATCTGTTTGCTAGGAATGGCACGGTGAACATCCGCTGCCAGTGCCTTGTACAGGTCAAAGTCAGGGTATCGTTCTTCACCGTCGGGCAACCGTAAAATATTACGACCCTCGTCATCCTGAAGCCATTCCCAGAGCAGATTGTACACCGCAGAAACCGTTTCTGTATATATTTTTCCAGGTTCTTTTGACATAATCCGGGTCGGAGTTGTGGCTACCGGGCGATCTTGGTACAAGGAATCAATCATAGAAATAGAAAGACGCGCCAAATCAAAGGAACGATTCGGCTCAATGCGTTTCCCCTCCTTTTCATCATAGAAGGGTTCGCAGTTGTATTGCTCCGCCGCATCATTGCCAGGAAAAAATGCATCGGAAATGAAAAATCCAGCGGGATCTGGCAAATGGTAGGAGGCCCGGCCAAAATCAATGATCTTCATAATACGACCATAGGTCGGCACCTTCATGTAAAAAGTCTCCTTTCCTTTGTTAATGCGGTAGTACAAATGGGTCTGCCCTGTGCCCGACCACATGACATTGTTAGAATGGAGATCATTGTGAACAAATCCAAAGTAGTGCTGGGCTTCTGTGAGTCCGGCAATCACCTGAAAGAGCCAGGCGGCCCATCGGGCCTCTTTTGTCTCGACGAGTGTTTCATTGTCTTCATCTTCGTCATCCAGAAGTTCATCCATGGTGCCTTCCGCATGTTCAAGAAGCGTCACCTGAACAGGAAAGTTGGAAAACTCCGCAAACTGTTCAAATTCCGTATCATCGCTCTCATTATCGCCGGTATGACGACTGGTTCTGCTACTACGAGACCCCGCGGCAGATCCCTTCGGAGAGCCTTTTGCCGAGGTTGTAGGAGATACAGGAGATACGGTTACAATTTCATTTCCTGTACCCCCCTCTTCCAATGATTCAAACTCTTCCGTATCAAGATCGGTAATGCCTTCTGTTAGAAATGCAGTAGAAGCAGGTTCCTCATTCGCATGAAACTTGAACAGCCCTAGTCGCTGGTTCCGATTCCACCAGGGTTTCCGACGCATACTGGGATATTCATCCGTAATATTGTACATGTAGGTATCCGCCCTTGCAGAAAAGGTTCCAAAACAACGGCACCAATGGGGAGACAATCCACTTTCGACAAATTTAGAAGCAACCAAGGCAAACAATGCATCCACGTAGGCTTCGTTAAGGGGATTGTTAATCTTTGCGAGTGCTGTTTTCCATAAATCAGAAGGCGCAGGAAGTCCTCCTTCTTCCGGCCATACATATTCTCCTTCCATGGCGGCAATAGGATCTAGCAAATGGATTCGTTTTAGAAAGACATGTTCCTGAACTCCTGATAGATCCAGTTCGATCGAGAATTGGGAATATTCATGACGTTTTACATCATGAACCAAAGATCCTGATACTCCCATCCAGCATGAATTGATTCGATCGGCTGCATTACTAAATTCAGGAAAGACCTGTTCCAATGCTGAAAAGAAGGACTGTTGTTTCCGAAATTCAGGAAAGGCTGTTTGAAAAAGAAGGGGGACTGGATCTGAGGAAGGAAGAAGAAGAAGACTGGGAGGAAGTTCCTGAACACCGGGTTTTGCCACATGGATGGATTCCCGAGAGGATACACTTGCTTTTCCGCCTCTGCCACCTCTGCCATTGCTATTGCCGCCTCCTCTCCCCCTTTGTGCTTTTTGATTTCCACGAGGCATAGTTCTACTGGACGAATCGGGTAAAAGAAAAATGTCTCTTCCGCATTCGTGAGAAAGGAGTTCCCGTTTAAAATCTTTCTGGAAACTATATATTATGTCGGGCGCAGGACTTTCATCTATCTTGCCCACCATGAGCGGTGCAGGTGCGGGAGGACCTCCTCGTCCCACTGTAAGTCTCCGGTTGTCCAAGTTTAATATGACCATGATTCCTGATGATAACGTCGTCATTTTCATTGGTCGTCGTGGTACCGGAAAATCATGGCTTATCAAGGATTTACTGTGGCATAAACAACGGATTCCCCTTGCCACCGTGATTTCCGGAACAGAAAGTGCCAATTCTTTCTACTCATCGATCGTGCCCAGTCTTTTTATTCACGAAGAGTTCAATACAATGATTATCTCGAACGTCTTAAAACGCCAAGATTTTGTGACGAAGCAGATCCGAAAGGAGCAGGAACTGCGAGGGGCATCGGCCTTGGACCGACGTCATATTGTAGTGATGGACGATTGTATGTACGACAACAAGTGGATTTCCGATAAATACATCCGATCCCTTTTCATGAACGGTCGTCATTTTGGTCTCCTCTATATTTTGGCTCTTCAGTACGTGATGGGGATTCCTCCTGTGTTGCGTGGCCAGGTGGACTATGTGTTTATTTTGCGTGAAAATCAAGTTTCGGCTAGAAAGCGTATCTTTGATCAGTTTGCGGGAATCTTTCCAACCTTTGAACTATTCTGCCAAATCATGGACCAATGTACTGAAAACTTTGAATGTCTTGTGATTCATAACGGAGCCAAAACGAATCGTATTGAAGACTGCGTCTTTTGGTACAAGGCCCAGCCTCACCCTGATTTTAAGATCGGAACACGGGAACACTGGATCAAGTCGGCGGAATATGAGCGAACTAAGGAAGCGGCAGAAGCAGCCGGTGAATCAGGAGCCCCTGCGTTAACGGCGGGTACCGTGGAACGCAAGGGACCCATTGTACAGGTAAAAAAATATTAGTCGCAGGGTTCCGCCCCTACTCTACATGTAATTCATCCACGATCTGTACTACCGGAGGGCCCTCACGCATCTTTTTAAGAATATCGGTAAGTACAAATATACAGAGTCCTGTTAGAAATATGGGGACTACGGCAGAAATAACAGATATCATAAACATTTTGGAAAGAATCCACAAGATGGCTATGATACAATATCGAACAATCACAATAACAAGAAGTGTTGATGTGATTGTTATAATAGGAATAAGAATGGTTAGAAAAGGATGAAAGGATCCTGTTTCCAGAAGAAGAAGAAACCAAAGGACGGCACACCATCCTCCAAATCCAACGGAAAACTCGAATGTGTCCATACTGTGGTTTACTCAGTAGGAACAGTATCAATTTTTAAGATATTTTATTTGTTTTTAGGATACCGTCAGTGTCTCAGCCCCTGTCTTCAATTCTTCCAGATTTGACTGATATTGTTCTACTACCACTGTCACATTCTCAGGAATAACGACAGGATCCGAGGGAGCTACAGGATCAGCTACAGGATCAGAGGGAGCCACAGGATCAGAGGGAGCCACAGGCTCAGAGGGAGCTACAGGCTGAGGAGCAGCCACAGGCTCAGGAGCAACAGGCTGAGGAGCAGCCACAGGTTCAGGAGCATTCGAAGGAGCATTCGAAGGAGCAGTCGCAGTCGGAGCCTTCAGAAGGTCTACAATTGTTGCTGTAGCACTTGACGTGGGTTTCGTATTTTTACTGGAAGAGGATAGGTTACTAAAGACAGCTCCCATTTCTTTGGATACCACAAATTAAAAAGAAAGGGGGACCGCAGTGTTAGGAATAATAGGATATATCATTTGATCCACCCGATGTGCCAGAAATTGTAGATACTCCCGTGCTTCCAAATCCACCTTCTCCTCGAAGTGTGGCTCCTCCGGGAATTTCAGAGACAAATTGGATAGAAGCCCATGGGATCAGATCCGGTGTGACAGCCTGGAAGTAGCGATCCCCCAAGGAGCAAGTAAAGTCGGTCTTTCCATGAAAGTCAACCGCCGCCAAGAGAGTTCCACGGTATCCAGCATCAATAAGACCCATTGAATTTGCTAGGCGTAGCGGAGTTTTCGAAATGGAGGATCGAGGAGCCATCCAGTAGGCTCGAAAGAGCCCCCGTTCCGTATCATAACAGGCAGCCTTGGTCAATTGAGACACCTTCGTCGTCGGAGTTCCTGGAACAAAGACCTGATCTTGACTCAGAAGATCAAATCCAGCATCCCGCTCCACAAAGGGCTTTGCCAAATAAGCCGCTGCCGTCTCACGATATCTTGCCTCTACGGAAGGATCTGGAATAAGGTAAAGAATGTACATGGTTTTATGTATAGTAAAGGCAATACCCATGGTTCATTTTTCTTCAAATCGTTTCTCACAATGAGAATTGTGACCGCCGGGGCAATATGTTTCTTTTGTAAATCCTTCTTCTTTTGTACAGCATTCGGAAGTATGATTGTCCTTTGCGCTTGTAGTTTTGCTACCCGTAGTCACGTTAATGTATTGCCCACAAAACTTTTTCCCACAGGACCAGCACCAAGACCGCCCACATCCAGCTCCCATCACAAAACCACCTCCCCCTGTTTGTAATCCACATGCAAATATATAGTTACAAGCCTCATCTTTGAGACACCATCGTTCGCACCAGGGGCACTGCTTTGCGTCAGACATTCAATAAACTATATAGTACGTGTTTAGGTATAAAAATTGATATTAAACCGCCGATGAACCATCATCAGATATCATGAGTGCACATGAAGAACCCGTACAGCAACAGCAAAGAAAACCGCCTCGGGATTGGTTTCGGGGTCTTCGGAAGTCCTACAATAGCATCATCAAAGCGTTTGCTTCCAACAACATTGTTGCCTTGACCATTTGCGGCATTCCCTTTTATTACATGTGTGGGTACGGCATCTTTTATTCACGCTACACAAGTTCTATCGGAATGCTCTTATCGGCCGTATGGACCTTCATGTCCATCTTTCTTCTTACATGGGTAACCGCT